CCTGCTGTTTTTCTGTTTCTTGTTGCATTTTCATTAGTTTTTCTGCTGAATCTAAAAAGTGTCGTTGTCCTCCTCTGTCCAACTCTGCCATTTTTTCCATAGTTTCTGCTTTAATCTTATCTGATTCTGCCATTGTTTTCTGCATATCAACTTGTGCTTTTTGTGCTTTTGCTTGTTCGTTTTGTGCTGCTGCTTGTAGATATAATGTTTGTGCGTCTGGTTGTGCGTTTTGTGCTTCTTTTTGTAATTCTTCTAGCTCTTGTTTAGTAGGTTTTAATACTCCTAATCTCAACAATTTTTTACGATAATAATCTTTCACATCATCAATACCTTCGCCTTCCATGTTCATCATTGCCATCGCAGACAATACTGCTTGGTCTGTTGGGTCTGTAGCTAATTGTAACATTCCAGTTACTGCTCTTGCAGTTGAAGCTCTCTTGCTTGCTGACGATGGTCCTGTGCTTGCTACTATATCAAATTTTGCTTTGCTTATATCATTCTCATATTCAATCTTTCCATGCTCTGTCACGGTAGGCTTAGATAACTCAATATAATCTGCTTGGTCTTGTTTCGTAATTACTTTAAGTTTTCTACCTTCTTCCACAAAAATTTCTCTCGCCATGGATAACCAAATTTCTCCACATCTTTTAACAGCTTTCTCCATATTTGAAACATAAATAAAAGTTTGCATATCTAATCTATTTTGAATCAACTCAACAGCTTTTCCACTCATAGCAGATACTACTTGCTCTCCAACTTGTTGATTTCCTAAGATATCATTCATATCAGCATCTGTAACTTGTAATAATGCTGCCATTGCTGGTGGAACTTGAGGAGGCTTTGTGTATCCAACAGGACCAGCCAAGCTTATGTTTCCGTTCAAATCAGTTACAGGATTAATTAATAAATATGGATTATTATCAATATTGTCGTTTGCCCACAAGTAGCCATGTCCTGTGATTTGCTCTGGTGTGAAAATTGGTTTCTCAAAGCTCGACAAAGCTGCTATTTCCCCTAGCTTAGATAATTGCATATTCTTAATTCTTTGAGCGTCTTTTGCTAATCTAACATGCCCCATACATCGTTCAATATTATCAATAAACCATCTTTTTCCATAAACAGGAATAATTGGTATATTTTCTCCTGCTATATATCCACAGTCTTCAAGAATTTTTTGTCCATTCATTAGATATTTTCTAACTTTTTGTTTTTTTATCTTTCTCTTTCTGTCAAATACAAATCCTCTGTCGGAAATATTTTTTAATAATTCTTCATCTAGATTTTTTTTGCTATATTTTTCTTCATCTCCAATTTGATTTTTAAAAAAGAAATATTCAACACTAACATCTTCAATTCGATAATATTCTGCTACATAAGTCATTTTTGGAGAGGTCCAGTCAAAAAACGATAATTGAATTGTTTTGTTAAACATAGTTGGTGCTTCTCCAAACTGCTCAACATAAGCATCTGGTGTTACAGCATGGATAACAAAAGCATATTTTGCATCAGATTTATCTTGCTTTTTAGCATCTAAATCAAAAAATACACAACTATCAGCATCATATATAGGCTCAAATCTTATTCGTTGCGTTTCATCTTCAAGGTTCTCGTCATCTTCGTAAGCAGTAACTAATCGCCACGCCCCAAATCCACCTCCAACAGCTTCTTCAAAAGCATTATCGTACGCTTCTTGAGAATTACTATCTTGCTCGTCTGCTCTAAACATACCAGCACAGGTATCAGCTAAGGCTTCGCTATCTTTATTATCTTTTCCTACAAATTGAACATCAATACGATTATTCCTATATTCATTGATAATTCTGATAACTGATAAGTGTATTTTATTGATTTCAAATCTTGGTTTATTCTCAAATTGTTTTTCTAAAGCGCCTTCCCATTGCGCCCCTGCAATTGAATAAAATCTTCTATCTTGCAGGCACTGTAGTCTTTCATCTCTCATTGCTGTCTGAATAGCACTAAAATCTTTTATTGCTTTTTCGTGTATATCTGTCAAATCTTTCATATTTAATTGCTCCTGATTGTTTTCTAATTTTATCTTTTTTGTCAATATAAGTCTAATTTCTGAGACATCGGAGAAATTGTCGGCATTATATCAACTTTTACATACGGCTTGTTAATTCTAATTGGATATCTAAATGCAAGTGGGTAGCTCCAGCTGTCTGTATAGTCATCTACTGTTGCTGGTCCTGTAAATTTCATTGGGTCGCCCTTATCCGTATAAGCATGTTGCTCGACTGCTTTTATTAGCTTAGGACATTTGTCTGCATTAATAAATAGTTTATTTTCTTCTAGCCTCTTGTTCGATATTGTATATCTATCTTTAACGCTTGGATTGGCTGCGTTCACAAATATTTTAAATCCAGCATTTCTTAACATATTTATATCAGATTGCGGTGCGCTTGTTTTGTTTTGATTTCCTGACGCATCTGGATACATATTAACTATAACATCTGGATATTTACTTTTTATATTACTAATTATTTGTGCAGTATCATAGCTTTCAATTTCATCTATTGCTATTAACGACTCTCCTTGCATAATAAACACTACAGATACACAACCACCAATATTAAAATCTTGTCCTACAATAATCTCTTTTTGTCCGCTATAGACTTCACTGGAAGTATGCACTTCTCTCTTGAAATTATAGAAAATAGTTCCAGATTGAAGATTAACAAACTCTCCATTCAAGTATGCTTGCAATAGCTGTGCTGGGTACTGTGCTTCAAGCTGTGCAATATAATCTGGTGCTAGAAATTTATTATCATAAGTTTTTGCTTTTATAACATTAAAGTGTCCGCTATTACATTGAGCATATAGAAATTTAAACGATTCTGGAGTTGATACCATATCCACATTTGCATGCGGAACGGCTCTATTCCTTGCTAGTATCTTTTTATATGCTAAGTCCATTTTATCCATGGGTAAAATATCAGCCTCATCTATTAATGTATATGCTGTTTCATATCCTACGATAGTGTCAGGTTCAGATAGTGTCCGAAAAATAATCTTGCCGTAGTTTAGCATTTCAATTTCTTTATCTGTTTTGTTTAGCTTGTATGGTAGTTTTAATTCTTCAAGCAGTGCAGGAAATTTATCAAAAGCAATATCTCGAATCAGTCCGTAGGTAGGAAGATAATAGGCTACTTTGTGTTGTGGATATTGTAGTTTTTTTAGTATTGTTTTGATAGTTCCAGAATAAGATTTTCCGCTTCCATATCCTGCAACTAAGATTGTATTTTTTGTTGATTTAATAAAGCTTTTTTGATGTGGCAATAAAGAGAAGTCAATAGTCATTATATTCTCTTTCTGTTATTTTTTTTCTACATGTTCTAGTGATTTCTTTGTAGTATTTGCATTTTTTTTCTTCCATTTGTTCTGCAAACTCTTACAATGAGCAGTTCTTAAGCATCCGCAAGATTCAGTAGTATTTCGCTTTATTCGTTGTATCTCATTCTCAAATTCTTTGCCACAAAAACATCTAAATACAGCTCTTCTCCGAATTCTTAATTTCGTATGATTCTTATCTTTAAACTCAACTATAGGTTCTGCTTCTCTCAAATACACAATTCCATTTTTGCCAATTGGGTCATTTTCTTTATATTGTATCCTTTTGTTTTCGTGAACCGTTATTGATACATTGTCTAGATTATATGTGATAGCTTCATTCATTAGTTTCTCTCCTTTTTTTATTGCTCATACTCTTTTCCACTTCCCATAATTTGCTTTATATAGCTCTTCTACTGGCTGGTTTTTATCTTTCTCCCATTTAGTGTTATCGTAGCCATACTTGAGCCAAATAGTTTGTTGAGTTGGATTTTGTTTTCTACTACTTATTTCTTTTATTGTTTCTTTCATAGCCATCTTAGCATCGTATCCTAATAGTTCAATAGCATTAATACTAAATACAATCAAATCACAATAAGCATCTATTTTCTCCTCATTGGTTGTATCGTCTACAAAATGCTCCATTATATCTCTTTGTAATTGTTTTATAGCTACAGAGTTGGGAGTGTACATCAATTCCAATGTCTCCTCAACTATATTAGATACTTGGATAAAATGGTCATAATTACTAATATGTCTATCTTCTCGCCATCGTTTTAAATCATTAAATATCATTTTAATTCCTTTATATTTTTAAGTATATGTGTTATTACATCAACAGTCCAACCATTGCCTAACATTTTGTATCTCTGTGTATTTGATACACCACTTGTGTAGTTATCAGGTACGGTTTGTAACCTTTCGCATTCATTCACAGTAAGAAACCTGCATAATGTCTCATCCTCATTCAATATGTATTGGCTTAAGTGTGTCCTAATAGTAGTTAAACAATTAGATTTAGCTTGTGCTAGAGAGTTAAGCCCTTTGTTTATTCTTTGAGAAGTTCCCCACCAGCCATAAAGGTAGTTAGGTATATTTCTAAATGCTATATCTTCAAGTATATCGCTAAATAATACATTCTTGTCCTCAGGTTGAATAATGTTTGGAATATTTGTCCAATATAATCTTACTCTATTTTGTGCTGAAACCAATGAACTGTTAATCATTATAGGTTCAACTCCCAAATAAGAAGAGATAACATCTTGAAATTCTTTTTTCATTCTTACATTTTCAAGAAGAAAATATTTTGGTTTACATTCATTTAAAAGTCTTACATACTCAAAAAACAATTTACTTCTAGGGTCATCAAAATTTAATTGTTTTCCTGCAAAACTAAATCCTTGACAAGGGCTTCCGCCACAAAAAAGATTTATTACTCCTTTGAAAATGCAGAAACCTTCCCCATACTCAACCACCGTAACTTGTTCCTCCTTATGAAGGTGTAGGATATTCCAGTAATCCTGTGCAATTCCATTAGTTTCATCCCATCTACATAATTCTCTGACAACTTCATCAATAAGATTATTCTCTTCTTTTCTTCCGTTTCTTTTTTCTTTATTGCCATTTCTTGAAAATCTATCTTCTTCCTCCCGTTTAAATAATTCTCCCTCACATCCTTTCTCCACATTGCTTTTTTGGTTTTCTCCGCTACAACTTTTCGATTGCTTTCTTCCGAAAACCTCTTTTTTAATGTTTCCGAAATTCTCTTTTTCTGAATCTCTGTTTTTGGCTTTCCTTTTTGTGATTCTGATATTTTCTTCCTTATATCGTCTGTAAATGTCATTGTCATACCACCAGTCGTAACATTGTAGTTGTTCGGATATTTCAATATCATTTCTTTCTCGATTAATTCCGCTTCCTCTATTGTATTCACATTTTCTAACACTTCCCATTTCACGGTTTGAAAACCGTATTTCCTCAATGCGTTGTATAGCGGAAGATTTTGATACTTCTTGTCTTTCATTCGACTTTTGTGTTCTGATTTTCGCTGAGAAAGTGAAGTCCTTGTTAAGCCAATATAACACTTCCCACTCTCGAAATTTGCTTTGTATATTATTATCTTCATAACTGTTAATATAACACATTACCTCCGATAAGTAAAGCGTTTTTATTTTTATATTAGTTATGTCACCTAATTGTATTGTATCAGGATAATTATGTTGGGTTACTATCATCGCATACTTGTCAATCTCACTTGCAAAATAGTTATCTACTTTTATACCCGCTCTTTCTAAAGCTATTTGACCACAACTCATCCCATCAAAAAGTGATAATACATTCATTTGTTTTCTTCTTTCAATATATCTTTTAGTTCTTCTAGGTCTTTCATAACCATTTCTAAAACTGCATATTCTATATAAATACTTGTCTCTTTCATCTGTTTTCTATATTTCTCCATAAACAGTATAAGAGTTGTTATTGAATCTTTACTCATTTGTTATCCTTTGTAATAAACTCTTCCCATTCTTCTCTGCTTATTTTTATTAAATTTATATTTAATGCTGGAGATTGTCTTAGTGCAAAGTAAACTATCTTCGGTGTTTGTTCTAGTACGAATTCTAAGGCGGTACTGTTGCATTTTACGGCTTCGATACAAATCTCTTCAGTTTGTTCCCTAACAAATTGCAAAGCCCCTCCATATTTTTTTCTGACGGCTTCTAGACAAAGTTTTAAAGTCTGCTCTTTGACATATTTGAGTACATAGGGATTATTTCTAATCGCCTCCATACATATTTTAGGTGTTTGATTTTCAACATAGGCAAGTGCATATCCGTCTTGACGGACAGCAGCTAAGCATATCTTTTCAGTTTGTGTCTTAACATACTTAAGATTGTAACCATCTTTTTTTACTTTTCGTAAGCAGTAATCCTCATCTTCCCATTTTTTATCCATAGTATCCCAGTTAATATTCATTTGTTATCCTTTAGCTATCTAACTTGTCTATCGTGTTTTCAATCACAAAGTCACTTAGCTTATCAGCTAGTGAACCAATTACACTGACTAAATATAGTGTAAATACGACTGGTGTTACTAATACCGCTAGAAGTATTTGTAGTGTTTTTTAATCATTTTAAATCCTTTCCTGTATTATATGAAGCTCTTTTTTAGCTTCAAGATATGTAGCTCTTGCTTCTTCTGCAGTATCAAAATAACCTAAATGAGTTTGTTTACCATTTAGTCTAATTTGTGCTAGAAACTTATTGTTAGCCTTATTAAAATAATAACCTTTAGCATTAGTGTTAAATAGATTTTCCTGATGAGTTACTAATCTTAGATTTTCTATATTATTGTTTAATCTGGTTTTATCAATATGGTCGATATGTAAACCATCAGCTATCTCTCCGTTATGATAAATGTAAATCAATCTATGACTGTAATACCATTTTCTCTTTATCATAATATGTCTATAGCCTGTCTTGTCTAAAGTTCCAGCTTCTTCGTCTGCTAAAGCTTTACCGTGTCTTTTAAGTCTATTAAAAAGTTTACCCTCTCTGTAATAGAATAGTTCTTTTAGTAAATCTTGTGTAATTTTCTCTTTATTCACTTCTCTATTTCTCCTAACTTTTGATACTTCTCATTAGCTTCATATAACAGAACCATCTCTTCTTTGGTTATATCCTCTCCTGCTCCAACAAGTTTAGATGTTAATTCCTCTATTGTTTCCTGTTGTGTCTTAACAATCTCATATTGCTTGTTAAGCTTAACATTATCAATTATTAACATAGCCATTAATATAACTATTGTTGAGATTAATATTTTCTCTCTCATTTCCATTCAAATTGCTCCTGAAGTGTTATTATGTAATTTTCTGCCATTTTGATTCTGTTTTTAAGTAAAACATTTTCTTTTTTTAGTTTATTTCTCCTCCATTTTTTCCTTATAAAGACCCTTTGTCAAGTTCATCAAACACTTGCAAAAATGTTGTGTGTGAATAATAGCCATTATGCGAGTTGTAAATTGCATATTGTATAACACCTCTATTCGTAGTGATTCTTAATTGAGTTTCTTTTGCTTCATCATCTGAATCTCTAGGTGAAGGTATATGTATGTCTTCTACTGATAATAATGTTGCACCTATTAATTTAGAAATATCATCAGGTGTTTCTAAATATTCACGCCCCCATTGCTCACAACAATATTGGTCGGCATCTATAAGCAACTTAATATTTCCCTTAGTTGTAATCACAAGAAGACCATCATAAAAAAGTCCACTGCAATTATTTTCAATGTGCCTATAATCGCTATCTATACTTTCAATTATTGCACCACTTGGTATCTCATACTTCATTTTATTTCTCCTTTTTATACCTAGAGCCTAAGTATATATACACCAACACCTAACCAAAGAATACGGATTATTCTTTTTTTTTGTAAAAATTTTATAAACTGTTCTTGATGTATATATAACTAGACCTCTAGGTTTGTATTTTGTTAAAGTTCTGTTATCTCAAATTCTTTGAGCAAATCCTTTTTTGTTTTTATTCTGTTTACTTCAAAGTCATAATAATCTTCGTTTGACATTTCTTTCAGAATAGTATTTATCATATCTCTTCTTGAGGTAAGAATAGCTATGCTATATCCATATCCATAAATATTATTGTCGCAATATGAAGCATCTACTGCTTCTAATAATGTCTCATATTCTTTATTTTTAAACATATACACTTCATTACCCCCTTGTAATACTCATTCTTTTTGCTTCGATTCTATCATCATATTCAGCTATAAACTTTCTAGCTTCATCTTCTGTTTCAAATCCCATTGCGATAAATCCACCAAGCATTGATGAATACACATTAAATAATTTTCTATTCATTTTGGATTACAATTTTGAATAACA